GGTTGCAGTAGGTTAGGAGGTTTGAACCCTTTCTTCCATGCTAAACTTAGCGTGTCGTAGACAAGATAATATCTGTCCCGATTCGTTAGAATTGCATGAAGAGGAAAAGGTGAAACTTCTTCCCCGTGGTAGAACCATCTTTTAGCAAATTCGAACATGTGTTTCGACACGTGCGATTTGCTAGGAGATATCTCTACCTTCAGCTCTTGCGTCATAATGTAGGTATACATGTCCGCGATTTTATCGTCAGCGATGACGATATCATCTCCGAGAAGTACGTATATCCCAGGTCTCAGTTTTACTCCCGCTCGTCTAGCCGCGCAGTGCACGACTAGATGATGAGCTAGGGTAAACAGAGGCCAAGAGGAATACATCCCCATCGGTTGACCGGTTCGGTAGGTTATCATCTTACCTTTCCAGTCGAACGGACTACCTATCATTATTTCTCGCCAAGCGTCTGCCTTCTCTTTTCCCATTAGGTGCTCTAAGATAGACAACTGTATATCTACAGGAAATCTATCAGTAGCATTTGATAGGTCAAGAGAGTGGTAACTGCTTCCAGGACTAAGACTCAGAACTAGATCATCTGCTTGGGAGAAAGTGCAATCATACGGAACCTTCTTTAAATACTCGAACAATTGATCGTGTATTTCTTTTAGGGCCGTCTGACTGTAATAATCTCCTATAGCAAATAATCTATTCTTTCCTTCCCGATCCCTTTTCAAGCTTATCTTTCGTATTCGATTTGATCGAATCTTAGGATAAAAATTGATTAGTCTTCCGGTAATATCCTTAGGGAGGTCCATTAACTTTTGAAGGATTCGACTTATGTTGAATCTTCCAAGAGTTTCTATGGCGTCTCTAAGAGTATCCGGGAGGAAGTTAAATTCCACTAAAGACCCTGCTAGAGCTGGGCCGTTAGGCCCTGCTTTAGAGGTCCAGTGAAAATTAACCCAATCGGAAATGATAGGTCTGAATCTATAGTGATCCGCGAACAAAGGAACCATCCCAATGATTTGAGATGAATCCCCTGAGTAAGTGGCTTCTATAGGAGCAAGATCTAGG